CTACTCATGGTTATTCATGTATCCACCTCGGGGAACTGGTTGATCGTACGATCGGACGAGAATAAACTACTAGTTATCTTGCGAAGACTGGTAGATTATTAGTACATGTATAACTTCCGTACTTGTTGAAACAATTCATGTTATCAAACTTTACTTTATTATCATTATACACTTTATCGTGATCATAAGTAAATGTTTCATTTTTCTTATTAGTAAAAGTAATGATAGCATTTTTACCGATTAATGTTTTTCTGATTACGAATCTTTTCGTAGTAATGTTGTTAATTTCTTTTGACATAATTTAATTTATTTAATGTAATAACTTCGTTGTTGTTACAGTTATATTATCCATATGTAGTCGTATTTAGTTTGTAAGTTAGTTAGTTAGTTCGATCGATCAAAGTAAGTGTGTTGAAAAGTGAAACGCAAAAAGTTTGGGGGAAACGATCGGGTTTAGGGGGCCGTGGGCTAAATAAAAATCGTTTTTGTAATTGGCTGGGTACCAGGGGGATAGGGGGCAACACAATCGTTCTATATTTACAACATAAAAATGTGACATTAGGTAGCTAAGTATTAGAGTAATAGGCTATTGTCACAGTATTTGTTTTTTTAATACTCCTCCCCTTAATGATATTATACTAAGTATAATATCTAGGAGTAGAGATAAGTATATAGAGATAGGGAGTAATAGGCTATTGTCACTATGTAAATTACTCTTTTACCATGTGATCATACTAAGTATGAAACAAAAACTCTCTCCAGCAGCAAGACGCGCAAAGGCTATTCGCGATAAGAAAGCAGCGATGACACCGGATAGAAGAGCTAAGAAAGCGGAGAATCAAGTTAAACGTAGAAAAGCTATAAAAGAGGGTAAAGATATTAAAGACAAAGACTATGATCACAAAGATCGCAGATTTAAGTCAGTTAAAGCAAATAGAGGAAACGATGGTAAAGGAACGAAGAGAGAGGGCTTTAGCACGAAGACAATGAAGAAGACATCTAAGTCTAGAAATAAATCAACTAAATACAAAAGATAGTATGGCATTTAAATTACCAGGGTACTCAGAAAAAGCAAAAAATCTATTAAAAGCTGTTCCAAATAAGAAGGCGTATGATAAATTATCTGACACAGATAAAAAATCATTTAACATTGCAGCTAAAAAATATGGCTTACCAATGAAAAAAAATAAGATTTAGCACAAAAAAATATAATCCTAAATATAAAGGATCAAAAAAATAGGGAAATACCCTAAACCAAGTTATTAACCAAAATAAAACCAAAATGACTTATTTGTATTACAAAACTAGTACGTATACTAGCAACCAAAAACCGAATGAAACAACAATTAAACATTGGAAACACCTCTCTGAGAAGAAAAACTGGAGAATAACCCAATTACCTAATGGATTTTACCAAACAGAATGCTTAAACCCTGATAAAGAGGATCAATGGCAAGATGTTACACGTAGAGAAACAATAGAAGGCGCAGAGACTGCTATAAACGGTAGTGTTAAGCACTTTACAGACAAGTTAGAGGCTACGAAAGGGCCAAAGGTTGTAAAAACTTTCGAATAGAGTACACTTTAATCAAATTTAATTTAATATATGGAATACAATCATCCAAGCGAGATTGTCAAAGACGTAAACTTTGGCGATAACGCAAAGAACAAAATAGTAGCTGGCGTTGAAAAGCTAGCTAAAGCAGTAAAATCAACCCTAGGTGCCTCTGGTAAATGCGTTATATACGAAGATGCAAGAGGTTTACCGGTAATAACAAAAGACGGAGTAACAGTAGCAGAATCTGTTGTCTTATTTGACCCGGTTGAAAACATGGGGGCTACCTTAATTAAGGAGGCTGCTAGAAACACAGTGAGAGAAGCGGGTGACGGTACTACAACAGCTACCGTCCTTGCTGAGTCACTGTTAAAAGAAGTTAACAAAAGTGATGTTAACACAAGAGAAATTAAAGACGGGATTAAATCCGGTCTTAAGAAGGTAAATGATTACCTAGATAAGATTTCTGTCAAGATCGAGGGCGATATGCTGGAATCTGTTAGTTCAATAAGTTGTAATAATGATACAGAACTAGGAAAGATTATAGCGGAAGCTTATACTAAAGTAGGTAAAGATGGTGTGGTATTAATGGAAGAGTCTCCAACTGAAGAAACATATGTCGAAGTAGTTGACGGCGTACAGGTAGATTCAGGACTCACATCCCCACATTTCGTTACTGATAAGGACAAGCAGATTTGTGAGCTTGATAACCCATTAGTATTAATAGTGTCTTCAGAAATACCAAACATAAGAAAAATACAAACAGTACTAGAGCACGTTATCAAGAACAAACGTCCTTTATTAATCGTTGCTCCAGTTGACCAACAGGTTAAAGCAGCTCTTCTTATGAATAAGGTAAAAGGTAATATTAAAGTTAACATAGTTGATTTGCCAGGTTTTGGTCCTACTAAAGACGATACCGTGGCAGATCTTGCTTTTTTAGTTGGAGCTAAAGTAATCAACGAGCAATTGGGTGATGATCTTGATTTAATCGATGTAGATTGTTTAGGAGAAGCTTACTCAGCAATTACTGATGATAAGAATACAGTTCTCACTATAGAGACTCCAGAGGAGGAAATGGAAGAGAGAATCGCTAGTATTAACAAAACTATAGATAAATGGGAGAAAAACCCGTTTATACAAAAGAAACACAGACAAAGACTAGCTATGCTATCGGGAAGTGTTGGAATGGTTAAGGTAGGTGCTGATTCAAAGATAGAGCTTAAAGAAAAGAAAGATAGGATAGAAGATGCTATCTACGCTACTAAAGCAGCATTAAAAGAAGGAATTGTTCCTGGAGGTGGAGTTGCACTATTAAATGCGTCTCAAAAGGTTAAAGCTAAAACACCTGGTGAGAAAATCCTACTAAAAGCTATTCAAGCTCCTTTTTACACTGTACTTGATAATGCTGGTATAACTATGATGGATGGATACGAAGATCACGAAGGTTATGGTATTGATGTTATAACTGGTGAAAGAGCTACAATGATCTCAGCTGGTATCATAGATCCAGTACTTGTAACCAAGTCCGCACTTAAAAATGCAGTGAGTGTAGTATCAACAATTATATCTGCAGATTGTGTAATTTCAAATATGAGAATGAATGAAAGCAATCAATAGATATATTATAGTAGACAGAATAAAGACAGAGCCTAAAAAGGTTGCTGGGTTGATCATGACAGACGAGACTGATCAAGACAACCGTTATATAAAAGCAAAAATAATATCGTGTGGACATTTAGTCGAAGGACTAAAAGATGGAGATACGATATATTACGATAAACATGCTGGACACGACATATCATGGAAAGATGTACTTTACCGGGTCATTCGTGATGGTGACGTAGTTCTAGTAGATTAACCTAAACCATAAACTTTAAACCCTAAACTTAGAAACACAAACAAAATTAATTATTAACAAAAAAAACAAAAAAAATGGAACATAAAAAATATCTTTATTTTATGGAGCAAACAGATGGGGCTTTTGATGCGTTAGCGGATATGGCTTGTTATCCACTAGAAAGATTTGTTGGATTTCAAAGTGTTAACAACACGACGTTAGATTTAGCTTTTGAACCAAAGTTAACGGAATCTGATTCAGACGATACTACTTCTAAAAAGGATTCAGTAAGATTAACTATCGGAACAGACACACATAAAGCAGTTATAGAAAGCATTAGCGATCTAATATATGGTGGAGCTGGAAAAAGAAATAATGGACTTATTGTTATAGCAGATGACTCAAATAGTGTATACGCTGACGCGAATATTACTGCTTGTGCTGTTACTGTTAGAGCTGAGGCTTAATAAAAATTAAAAAAAAAATAAAAAAATGACAGAAAAATATCTTTATTTTATGGAGACCTCAACAGATCCTTTTAACGCAGTTGGTGATATGGCAGTATGGCCACTATCTAGTTTTAAAGGTTTTCATAATTTAGCAAATGGAAAAATCCAAATGGATTTTAAAGGAATGCAAACCGTTAACGATTCAAATGATACATCTATCGTTCACGATTTTGTTGTTCTAGATTTAGCTACAGCTAACAAAAACAAAGAGGCTATAGCAGACATAATCGACACTATAAACGGAGTACACAGTGATGGCTTTATTGTTATCGCTGATGACAACGAGAGTAAGTACGCTAGCACACATATTAGTGGATGTACAATAACAGTAACGGCAGAAGCCTAGTATTAACAAATAAAAAATAAAAAACATGGAAAAAACACTTTATTTTATGGAAACAGCAACAGACCCATTTGCAGCACTAGGAGATGCTGGTGCCTTTAGAGAAAGCACTTTTAAAGGTATGTATAATACTGGAACTAGTTCTGTTGCATTAACAATGGCATTTGAATCTCAAGTTTCTGTACCAGATTCAAATGACTTTAATCACATATCAGACGCGGTAGTTTTAACAATTAAAGCAGATACACACAAAAAAGTCGCACACAGTATAGTTAGCGCTTTAAGTGCTGACGCGCATAAAAGTTCTTTTATTGTTGTAGCTGATGATAATAACGGAATATATCTTGATTCTGACATCACAGGTTGTACGATAGCTATTCAGGCAGAGGCATAGATCTTGAATGAGACTAACCGCGCAAGATTTGCGTGAAATGAATATCCTTAAGTATTACAGGCTCACTAGAAAGTGGGTCTGTAAAACTTACGGGTTAACAGACGCAGATTTAGAACTATTAATTTATTTAGATTGTAAAAAAAGATTTACACGACAAGAGTTTATAGATGGAGTTTATACCATGAGTTGGGATAAGAACCGTTGGGAGAGACTTAGAAAAGAAGGGTGGATAGAGGTTTGGAGACAAAGAAATCGTACAACGATAAAATACTCTGTATTTAAAACTTCATTTAAATGTTCACAAATAATAAGTAGGATATATAGAATCCTATTAGGTGAGGAAGACTTACCCACTTCAGATAGAAGTGTATTCTACAATAACAAATCATATACAGATAAAGTTTACAATAAAGCTATAGATGATATGATTAAAGATAAAGATAGATAACATGCCATATTCAAAATCAACACAAAAAGATTACGGAGACAATCCATTGCAAAAAAGATCTGGTTTCAAAATGAAAGGAATGGATTTTGGAAACTCTCCATTAGCAGATAAGGGAGAAGTAGTCTCTAAAACTTCACCTGGACCAGGTTGGACAAAAACAAAAGGCACAAATATTTGGGCGCCGCCAAAAGGAGAAATGATGGCTAAGGTGACAAAATTAAAGAGAAAAGTTGGAACAAACTTTGCCACAGTGAGATCTGATATAAAGATGAAACCCCCGTATAAAAAACCAGTTGGTCCAATAGTTGATTAAATATGGGATTTAAACTAGGTAAAGAAAGAGGATTAGAAGCTACTAACGGTGAAATCAAGACTAAGTTAAGTTTTGGTAGACAACCTAGTGGTATAGAGTCTATTCCTGGAACACCTATTATACCTATGCCTTTAGAAGAAGGTATTATGGGTGAAGCTAATATGGATGGAAGTATATACGTGAATGAATTACTAGATCCTAATAGTCCTGAATACAGACAAACGATTAATCACGAAATGAGACATGCTACCGATATGAAGATTGGTAAGTTGGCTTATGATGACGATCATGTTATGTATAATGGTGAGAGGTTTGAAAGAACTGATATAGATGGTATAGATTCTATATTGGTAGATGGAGAGTGGAAAGAAGCTGGAGACACTGGTTTTCCTTGGGAGGACGACGCAAATAACGGAAATCATTAAATTATGAGTATATTATCAAACATATTTTCTTCTGGAGCAACTGAACTCGTTAAAGGCGTAGGTGGGATTATAGATAACCTACACACATCAAAAGAAGAAAAACTTGCTGCTGAGCTTAAAATCAAGCAACTTATAAGTGATTATGAAGTAGAGATGGAAAAGCAAATTACATCTCGATGGGAGGCTGATATGAAGTCTGATTCATGGTTAGCTAAGAACATAAGACCGTTGGTTTTAGCTTTCTTGGTAGTATCCACAGTTTTAATGATATTCATTGATGCTGGAACAATAAAATTTATAGTCGAACCTAAATGGACAGACTTACTACAAATAGTATTAATAACCGTGATCGGTGCTTATTTTGGCGGACGATCATTAGAAAAAGTAAAAAAATAAAATGGGAATAAATTCAACAGAAGTAGCTTACGGCTTTGGGCAAATGGGTAGTGCATATTTGGCTGATACCGACGCTTACGAACCGCCAGCAGGAAAAGTAATAGTAGCAATAACAGTCTTAACTGACACAACTAAATTCGCAGAACTAGTTCCTGACACCGCTGGTTACTTAGATGGTACAACGGGAGCTGATATCAATGGCTCAACAGCTTATGTAGGAACATCAGTAGTTGGTGCTAATGGTACAAACGCAGATCCTATAGCTACAGCTACAACTTTCAAGGCCGGTATTTCTTTAGTTGGCAGGTGGACAAAAGTAGATTTAGGAGCAGGTTCAGTGCTGTTGTATTTAGCAGACGCAAGGTAATGGCACCTGGTATAGGATTAGGAATTTCTGGAGTAGTAGAGAGTATTGGTTCTGCTGGTGGGGCTGGTGGGTTCACCGCGGCGCTTAGTGATGATTTCTTTTTTGAGGAAGATGGTGACCAAAACTTACAACCAAAATATTCTTTTGTTGATAACAATGATATTTGGGATTTAGATGGTGATAGCAATATAATACCAGCATCAACACCAAACGAAGAAGGTTGGTTTGACGTAGATGGGAATGGAGATATTATACCAAAAGCATAAATAAAAAAAATTAAAAAAACATGGCATTAAGCGATACAAAAAGTATAGTCCCTAGAGCAGATCAACAAGGGACATTAGGAACAGCGGCGAAAAGTTGGGGACAGCTTTTTTTAGAAAACCCAACCGATGGTGGGGCAACGGCATTAACTCTAGCGAATCTTGACGTTGATCAAATAGCACTAGACATCAACGCTAGTAACACTACATCAAACGTAATAAACGTTAGAGCGACAAGTTTAAACGGAGGAGCTGGTTTGTTTTTAAACACAGCTGATGGTCAAAAAGACATTCTAATGGTTAGTTCGGTCGACACAGGTGATTATTGTTCTGTTGGAACCTCTACAAACGGGGCAACAACTATAACAACGGTAGACGATGACGGTGCTGCAGCTCATTTTAGAGTAGCTGCTGATGGAAATATTATTTTAGATGCTGAGGGACAAGTAAGATTAGAACCAGTCGCGGGAAACAACGTGAAGATAGACACATCTGTATATGTTGACGGTCCGACTGTTGAACTACAAGATACCAGTGACACGGGTGATAAGTTTACTATAGCTACAACAACACATGGTGCAACGACATTAACCACTGTAGATGATGACGCTGCGGCTGCACACCTTGCTTTGGTGGCGGATGGAAATGTAGATGTAGATGGTGTCAATATAACTCTAGATTCATCAGCTTTAATAAATATAGATTCTACTGGATTAACAAAATTCACTTCAGGTTCTGGGGTTGAAATAGAGAACACTGCTTCAGCTGCCGCATTGCTTATTGACAACGATACCGTAAATCAAGTGGCTTTAGATATAGATGCCGCTAACACAACAGGTAACGTTATCGACGTTTCTGCCTCTGCTTTAAATGGTGGAGCTGGGTTGTACTTAAACACAAGAGATTCAAACGCGAAGGATATTAAAATAGTTAGTTCAGATGACACTGCTGACTTTTGCACACTCGCAACTACAGCTAATGGTGCTACAACCTTAACAACTGTTGACGCGGCCGCTGACAACGCCCACCTTTCTTTTATTGTTGATGGTGATTTTTCACTTTCTTCAACGAGTATAGATATAGATGCTAATGGGATGATATCAAACGCTGGTTGGGAAGGAGGCATTATAACTAGTGGTTTTTTAGACGCAGACACAATGCACTTAAGTGTTGCTCAAACCATTACTGGAGAAAAAACAATTGACGGTAGTGATAAGCTTTATTTTAGAGACACTAACTCTTATATAAACTCCCCGAGTGATAATGATTTAGAGATAGTAGCTACAGATGTGGTTATAGACGCCGCTAATGATGTTGAGTTAGAAGCGGCTAATAATATAGTTTTAGATTCTGCTGGGTTAATAAACGTAGAATCCGGTGGTTTAACAAAATTTACTTCAGGTGGAGGTGTGGAGATAGAGAACACAGCAGCAACGCCTGCTCTACTCGTTGATAATAACACTGTGGGCCAAATAGCTTTGGATATAGACGCTGCAAATACATCTGCTAATGTTGTTGATATTGCTGCTTCTGCTTTAAATGGTGGAGCGGGACTATATTTAAACACTAGAGACTCTAACGCAAAAGACATACAGATAGTTAGCTCGGCAGATACTGGTGACTATTTCTCTATAGGAACAGTTGCAAACGGAGCCACTACATTAACAACAGTAGATGACGATGGTGCTAACGCTCATTTAACATTAACTGCTGATGGAAATATTGTTAACAATTGTATTGCTTGGGATATAAATGCTGATGGAGCAGTCACTATAACTTCCGCGGCTAACGTAGACATAGATGGTGCTGTAGTGACTTTAGACGCTGATAGTAGTATCGAATTAGAGGGAGCAACAAATGTAACTGGAGCTTTAGAAACAACCGCAGCTTTAACAGCTGACAATATTGTTTGTACAAACGCTGCTACTTTTGGTGGTGGTACTGGTTCCACTGGAACAACTATAACAACCGCTGGTGTTATTACTACCGACGGGGCAATAAGTTCAACAGCTGGTCCTATTACTGGTTTAAACTACAGAACACTTTGGTTTGATGCTAGCGAAATGGTTCCGCAAACCACTAATGGCGCCGCTGCTGGCACGTCTGAAACTGCTGGTACCTACGATATCATGAATAAATATCTAGCGTTTGATGCTAGTACAATAGAGTATGCTCAGATTAAAACTATCATGCCAGAACAATGGGATGGCGGTGTGATTAAAGCTAAATTTTACTGGAAACCAGCGGCTTCAACAACTACCTCCCATAGTGTTGTGTGGGCTATTGATGGTCAGTCACTCAGCAATGGATATGAATTAGATGCTTGGGGCACAACAATTTCACTTACAGCTGATGATGTTCTTTCTGCTGGCCCTAATGCGTTACACGTATCAGGAGCATCAAGTGACGTAACAATTTCTAACGCCACCGCTGGTGCAGATGAGTTAGTTTACTTTAGATTCCAAAGAGTTGCAAACCACGCTCAAGACGATTTAAATGAAGACGCACATTTATTAGGCGTTGCAATACAATATAGAGAGCAAGCAGCAGCTAAAGCAGCTTGGTCATAAAACTAAAAACAAAAGTTAGAGATACTAACTTCAATAATTAAATTAAATTAAATAAAATGGCAAAAACAAAAAAAATGGAAAAAGTAGTAGACTTAAAGCCTAAGGCTGAGAAAATTACTAACGAACAATTAAAAAAAGTTCAAGATACAGTAAACGGTATTAATAGAGCTCAACTAGAGGTTGGTTCTTTAGAACTAAGAAAACACGAAATGATGCATGGTGTTGCTGGATTAAGAGATGAACTAACTTTATTACAAGGTGAGTTTGAGAAGGAGTACGGTACTTTTGATATCAACATCCAAGATGGTACAATAAACTACGGAGACGATGTCGAAGCTGATTCGTAAGATAAGTATCGGTAAAGATTATAAGAATGACGCTATGCACTATGCCGTGGGGCAAGAAGTGTATGGTGGTCATACTATCTGCGACATTATAGAAGAAGACGATAAGTTCTCTGTCTATATCAAAAAAAATAAAGACGTTTTACCTTGGAAAGACTTTAATAAGAATATGGCTGTATCTGTAGAATATAATCTACAATACTAATGAAAAGCGTTTACAACTTTGTTGTAAAACCAAAAGGAGAAAGATATAACAATACTAAAAAACTAGATGGTGGAGAGTTGATCCTTAACACGGAGATATTCAATCATCAATACGTTAATAGAGAAGCAGAGGTTGTATCGACTCCAATTATTGGTGATACAGATATAAAACCAGGGGATACAGTTGTAGTTCATCACAATGTATTTCGTAGATGGCATAACGTAAAGGGTGTTGAGAAGAATAGTAGGGCTTACTTCGACGAAGACACTTATTTTATAAACGACGATCAAATCTTTTTATATAAAAGAAATGACAAGTGGATAGCTCCAAAAGGATATTGCTTTGTAATACCTTTGAAAGCTACGGATCAGTTTAACACTAAATCTGAAAAACCTTTACAAGGTATTGTTAAATATTCTGACGGTACAGTTGAGGTTGGCGATCTAGTTGGTTATAGACCAAGTAGTGAATATGAGTTTATCGTTGATGGCGAGAGACTATTTCGAGTTTTATCTAATTTTATTACAATCAAATATGAACATCAAGGAAACGAAGAAACGTATAATCCAAGCTGGGCACAAAGCAGTTGAAGAACTTATTAAAGTAGGTGAAGAAGCTATTGTTACTGATTCTGAAGATGATTTAACAGCTGATAAGTTAAAGAACGCCGCGGCTTCTAAAAAATTAGCTATATTTGACGCATTTGAGATACTTAACAGAATTGAAGAAGAAGAAAACCTGCTTGATGGAAAGACACCTGAAGAGACAAAGGAAAAAACTTTTAAAGGATTCGCGGAAAGTAGATCTAAATAATGTACGAGCAAAGTTTAGTTAAGACAGTTGAACCTGTAAAAAAGACTACTATCAGTAGACTTAACAAAGGTAAGAAATGGAAATACGGTTACGATAAAGAACATGATATTATAGTGTTATCTCACAACGGGCAGATAGGTGAGATAATTGAAATACAAGGACTAGTTATTGCGCTACCAAAAGCTCCCAAAGAAGTATACAAAGATCCGAAGAACAAATGGGTGAAATTCGAGTATCCCAAGGAGTTGCAAAGAATTAAAAATATATTCGATTGGAGAAACTATCCGGAAAGCAGTAAAGAAAAATGGTACGATTATATAGACGAGGAATTCAAAAGAAGGGAAGAAGGATTCTGGTTCACAAATAATGGTAAACCAACCTGGATAACAGGTACGCATTATATGTATTTGCAATGGAGCAAGATAGACGTGGGTGCTGCAGACTTTAGAGAAGCAAATAGATTATTCTATATATTCTGGGAAGCCTGTAAAGCAGATAAGAGATGTTACGGGATGTGCTACCTCAAAAATAGACGTTCTGGATTTTCTTTCATGTCGTCAGCAGAAACAGTTAATTTAGCCACTCTTGCGAGTGATAGTAGATATGGTATATTATCTAAAACTGGATCAGATGCAAAAAAAATGTTCACGGATAAAGTTGTTCCTATATCGATTAATTATCCATTCTTTTTTAAACCTATCCAAGATGGTATGGATCGTCCTAAATCTGAACTTGCTTATAGAGTACCTGCTAGCAAGTTTACAAGGAAAAAAATGTCAGCCACAGATGGAATGGAGGAAATTGAAGGTTTGGACACGACGATTGACTGGAAAAACACTGGAGACAATAGTTATGACGGTGAGAAACTAGCGCTACTAGTACATGATGAAAGTGGTAAATGGGAAAGACCTGATAATATTTTAAATAACTGGAGGGTTACAAAAACATGTTTACGATTAGGTAGTAGAATTATTGGTAAATGTATGATGGGCTCAACTTCAAATGCTTTAGATAAAGGTGGAGAGAATTTTAAAAAACTATACAATGCCTCAGATGTCACGAAACGAAATAGAAATGGTCAGACAAAGTCTGGCTTATACTCTCTTTTTATCCCAATGGAATGGAACTATGAAGGATTTATTGATGAACATGGAATTCCAGTCTTTACTACTCCTGATATCGACAGATTCGCACCAGACGGTGAATTAATAGATTTAGGTGTAATAGATAGTTGGCAGAACGAAGTTGATGGCTTAAAGGACGATCAAGATGCTTTGAACGAATTTTACCGCCAGTTTCCTAGAACTACAGAGCACGCGTTTAGAGATGAAACTAAAAACAGTATATTTAACTTGGTTAAAATATATGAACAGATAGATTACAACGAGGAGATGACTAGAACTCTAGGAATCACAACGGGTAATTTTCAATGGGTGAATGGTATAAAAGATTCACAAGTTATATTTTACCCAGATCCAAAAGGCAGGTTTAAAGTTAGTTGGGTTCCACCTCAACAGCTCCAAAACAAAGTAGTGCTTAAAAATGGTATTAAATACCCAGGTAATGAACACATGGGAGCCTTTGGTTGTGATAGTTACGATATATCAGGGACGGTAGATGGAGTTGGATCGAAAGGAGCTTTACACGGTTTAACTAGGTTTAGCATGGAGGATGCTCCAGCTAATAGTTTCTTTTTAGAATACTTATCAAGACCACCAACAGCTGAGATGTTCTTTGAGGACGTTCTAATGGCTTTAGTATTTTACGGGATGCCTATACTCGCAGAGAACAATAAACCTCGTCTCTTATATTATCTGAGACGTAGAGGGTATAGAGGGTTTAGTATGAACAGACCTGATAAGATATGGAACAAATTATCTGTAGCAGAAAAAGAAGTTGGAGGAATACCAAATTCCTCAGAAGACATTAAACAAGCTCATGCAGCGGCAATTGAGATGTATATACAAGATCACATTGGAATGAAGCAAGATGGAACGTTCGGTGATTTATATTTCAATGAACTACTAAATGATTGGGCAAAGTTTGATATAAACAAAAGAACAAAGCATGATGCGTCAATAAGTTCTGGTTTAGCTATTATGGCAAACAACAGACATTTATATGCGCCAAACGCTAAGGTTGAAAAACAACCACTAAACATAAACATTTCCAAGTATAGTAATACTGGGAGTAATTCACAAATAATCAAATAATAAATATGGCAGAGTCTGGCATTAAAAGTTATTTCCCGAGTCAAACTGTAAGTGATGCTGAGAAGCTTAGCTACGAATATGGTTTAAAAGTAGGTAAAGCAATAGAACAAGAGTGGTTTAACAACGATAGAGGTTCTAATAGACATGGGGCTAATCATAATGATTTTCATAATTTAAGATTGTACGCTAGAGGCGAGCAGTCTATACAAAAATATAAGGATGAGTTGTCTATAAACGGTGATTTGTCCTATTTAAATTTAGACTGGAAACCAGTTCCAATTATATCCAAGTTTGTTGATATAGTTGTAAATGGTATCGCCGAAAGAACTTATGATGTAAAGGCTTATTCCCAAGATCCACATGGAGTTTCTAAAAGAACCGCCTACATGGAATCTATATTGAAAGATATGAGATTGAAAGAGTTTAATGATGCTGTCAAAAGAGAGTTAAACTTAAACGTTAGAGATAGTCAAATAGAAGAACTTCCAGAGAGTAATGAGGAGTTGGAACTTCATATGCAATTAACATACAAGCAATCTATTGAAATAGCGGAAGAACAAGCTCTTAATACCTTGTTAGAAGGTAATAGATATGAGCTTACAAAAAAGCGATTTTATTATGACCTTACAGTTTTAGGTATAGGAGCGGTAAAAACGTCATTTAACACTTCAGAAGGAGTTGTTGTAGATTACGTTGATCCAGTTAACTTAGTTTACTCACACACAGATTCACCTTACTTTGAAGATATATATTATGTTGGAGAGGTGAAAACTATTCCTGTTAACGAGCTAGCAAAGCAATTCCCACATTTATCTGAAGGTGATCTTGAAGATATAATGAAGAACAAGTCTTCTAACAAAACCTCTAGACACCAAGAGGACGAAAACACAATCCAAGTTTTATATTTTAATTATAAAACTTATATGAATGAGGTTTATAAAACCAAAGAAACAGCAACTGGTGGGGATAAGATTATACCTAAAGACGATTCGTTTAATCCACCAGAAGATATGGAGGGTGGTTTTGGTAAAATGCTGAGATCTATAGAGTGTTTGTATGATGGCGCTATGATTTTAGGTACAGAAAAATTACTTAAATGGGAGATGGCTAAAAACATGATGCGCCCTAAAAGTGATTTTACTAAAGTTAAAATGAACTATTCTATTGTAGCGCCTAGAATGTACAATGGAAAAATTGATTCGTTAGTAAAGCGTATAACTGGATTTGCCGATATGATTCAATTAACACACCTTAAACTACAACAGGTAATGTCAAGAATGGTTCCCGATGGTGTTTACTTAGATGCTGATGGTTTAGCTGAAGTAGATTTAGGTAATGGAACAAACTATAACCCACAAGAAGCTTTAAATATGTTCTTCCAAACAGGATCTGTTATTGGTAGATCATTTACTTCTGAGGGTGATATGAACCCAGGTAAAGTACCTATTCAAGAAATTACATCTGGAGCTGGTGGAAACAAAATGCAAGCTCTTATAGGTAATTATAACTACTACCTACAAATGATAAGAGATGTAACCGGACTTAACGAAGCTAGAGACGGTAGTATGCCAGATAAAAACGCTTTAGTCGGTGTTCAAAAATTAGCAGCAGCAAATTCAAACACAGCGACTAGACATATATTACAGTCTGGATTATTCCTAACAGCTGAGGTTTGTGAGGCATTATCTTTAAGAATTTCTGATATTATAGAATACTCTCCTACAAAAGATGCTTTCATACAAGCTATTGGTGTTCATAACGCGGCAGTATTAGAAGAACTTAGTGAGTTGCATTTATATGACTTTGGTATATTCATCGACCTACAACCAGATGAAGAAGAGAGAATGATGTTAGAGAACAACATTCAAATGGCTCTACAGCAACAAATAATTGAACTAGCTGATGCTATTGATATTAGAGAAATTAAAAACATCAAACTAGCCAACCAATTACTTAAAATACGTAGAAAGAAAAAATTAGACAAAGACCAAGCTTTGCAGCAGCAAAACATGCAGATGCAAAGTCAAATGAACCAACAAGCGGCTCAAGCAGCTGCTCAATCAGAGGTTCAAAAAAACCAAGCCTTAACACAAAGTCAAGCGCAGTTAGAACAAGTTAAAGCTCAATTAGAATCTCAAAGAATGATGCAAGAGGTTCAGATGAAAAAAGAGCTAATGCAATTAGAATTTGAGATGAACATGCAGCTTAAAGGTGTTGAGGTTGATGGGCAGAAATCAAAAGAAAAAGAAAAGGAAGATCGTAAAGATGAGAGGACTAGAATACAAGCTTCTCAACAAAGCGAACTTATAGATCAAAGAAACAGTGGTAAACCACCTAAAAACTTTGAGTCCGCAGGTAATGATATACTAGGCGGAGGATTTAATTTAGGCGTGTTTGACCCTAGGTAAATTATTAACTATTATTATATTATATTATGGAAGAAGAAAATGAAAAAGTAGTCGAAGAGATTACACAAGAAACGACTAAACAAGTTGAAGAAAGTAAATTTGAATCTGTTGGAGACGATAGTGTCGTTAAGGTAGATTTAAGTAAACCACCAGAACCAAAACAAGATGAAGTTAAAGAAGATAACGCTGACGACAGCGGAGTGGTTGCAGAGTCTGAAGATGCCGAGCCCACACAAGAACAAGAAGAAGTACAACCGGAAGCTGAAACACAAGAAACTCCAGTATTAGAAGAAATTACTGAAGAAGAAGTTGAGGAGGTGGAAGAACAAGTTGAAGAAGCGATAGCGGAAGCTGAAGCTACTGGAGAACCATTACCAGAAAATATCCAAAAGTTAATGGACTTTATGGATGATACTGGTGGAGATTTAAATGATTATGTTAAGCTTAATCAAGATTATTCAAAACTAGATGATACTAGTTTGTTACACGAGTACTACAAGCAAACAAAACCTCATTTAGACAATGAAGAAATTAACTTCCTTTTGGAAGACACGTTCTCTTACGACGAAGATATGGACGACGATAGAGATATACGTAGAAAGAAATTAGCGCTTAAAGAGCAAGTTGCCAGCGCTAAAAGCCACCTAGACGGGCAAAAGTCTAAATACTATGAAGAGATTAAAGCTGGATCGAAACTCACAAGTGAGCAACAAAAAGCAATTAATTTCTTTGATAGGTACAACAAGGAGTCAGAAGCAACTCAAAAAACAGTTAAAACAAACTCTGATATTTTTACACAGAAAACTGAACAAGTTTTCAACGACAAGTTCAAAGGTTTTGAATACAACGTCGGTGATAAAAAATACAGGTTTAATGTAAACAATGCTGAAGAGGTTAAAAACACTCAGAGCGACATAAGTAATTTCACCAAAAAGTTTTTGGATAAGAAATCAGCTTTAACAGACGCTAAGGGTTATCATAAATCTCTATACACAGCAATGAATGCGGACGCTGTTGCAAAACACTTTTACGAACAAGGAAAAGCAGATGCTATGAAAAATAGTATTGCTAAATCTAAAAACGTGGATATGAACCCAAGACAGAGTCATGGGAAAATTGAAGCCGGCGGTGTAAAAGTAAGAGTGTTAGGTGAAAATTCTTCTGATTTTAAGTTTAAAATTAAAAACAAAAACAAATAGCAAATTTAAAACAAATTTAAAATGGCAATTACAGCAGGAACAAATTTAAACAGTGTTGCAACTTCTACTCAGATGGCGTTAGTTAATAACTATATTGACTTTACAGCAGCTGGTACAGCGGGTTGGGCACAACAATACTTACCTGATTTAATGGAGAAAGAAGCTGAGGTGTTCGGTAATAGAACAATTTCAGGTTTCTTATCACAAGTTGGAGCAGAAGAAAGTATGACATCAGACCAAGTAATCTGGTCGGAACAAGGAAGATTACACTTAAGTTACAATGGTACACTAGATGTATCGGCTAATCAAATTACTATCGGTACTGATTTAGACGGTAACGCTGGTGGTGCGGCTCACGGTATTAGAGTTGGTGATACTATATTAGTATCTAGCTCTCGTGATGGAGCAACTACACAGTGTTACGTTAAAACTAGAACGGCTGGTGCTGCTACTATTGTAGCTTTACCTTACAAAGCTGCTCTTATGTCTGACGCGGCTGCAGGTACGCTTACTGATGGTACTTGTACTGTTATGGTATATGGATCTGAATTCGCGAAAGGTACTAGTGGGCAAACGTCTTCTAACGAGCCAGTTCACCAAAGTTTTAGCAATAAACCAATTATTTTAAAAGACTTCTATCAAATCAATGGATCTGATGCGTCTCAAATTGGTTGGGTTGAAATTTCTGGTGAAGATGGTCAAAACGGTTACTTATGGTACTTAAAAGCTGAAGGTGATACTAGAACTAGATTTTCTGATTACGTTGAAATGTCAATGGTTGAATCTGTTAGAGCTTTAGCAGCTTCTACAATTCACGATGACGCAGTTTATGATGGAGGTGCTGGTACTATTACTAATACTGACCCTGGAACTGAAGGTTTATTTGCGGCTATCGAAGATAGAGGTAATTTAACTTCAGGTGTTACAGGTGTTAACGCTGCAACTGATTTAGCTGAGTTTGACGCTATCTTAGCTGAGTTTGACAAGCAAGGTGCTATTGAAGAAAACATGATGTTTGTAAACAGAGCAACTGCTCTAGCAATGGATGACATGTTAGCTTCTATGAATTCTTACGGAGCTGGTGGTACTTCTTACGGAGTATTTGACAACTCAGAAGATATGGCATTAAACTTAGGTTTCTCTGGTTTTAGAAGAGGTTCTTATGACTTCTACAAAACTGATTGGAAATACTTAAACGACAACGCTACAAGAGGTGGTGCTGTTGAATCTTCTAGTGCAATTAGAGGTGTTATTGTACCAGCAGGTGTATCTTCAGTTTATGACCAACAATTAGGAAAGAATCTTAAGAGACCTTTCTTACATGTTCGTTACAGAAAAGGTCAGTCAGAAGACAGAAGAATGAAGACTTGGATCACTGGTTCAGTTGGAGGAAATGTTACAACTGACTTAGATGCAATGAACGTACATTACTTATCTGAAAGATGTTTAATCGTACAAGGTGCAAACAACTTCATGTTGATGAACTAAGCACAATTATTTAAAGAGTCGGGGCTTCGGCCTCGACCCTTTTATTTATTAATTTTATTATATATTATATTATGGCAAAAAAACAAAAAATAGAAAAGGTCGTAGAACCTTTAATAGAAAAAGACTTCGAAGAAGTTGAAATACCGGTTATGGAAAAACCATTACCAAAAAAGAAAAAAGATACTTGGGAAGTAAAAGATAGACAATATTACTTAAGAGGTAGTTTAAGACCTTTAAGTTACAGTATTAAATCTTCAAACATATATTGGTTTGATGAAGAGAAAGGATATGAAAGAGAAGTAAAAATCACGTCCAATCAAAGAACTCCATTTGTTGATGAGATGAAAGGTGATCAAAGGTTAGAACATGTTATATTCAGAAATGGAACTTTGTTCGTACCTAAAAATAAAGTTATTTTACAACAAATACTATCATTGTATCACCCAGATAAAGGAAGAAAATTTCACGAGAAAGACTACCAACAAGAGGCGGTTAGTGACATATATGTGTTAGAACTGGAGATAGCGGCATTAAACGCTGCCCAATCTATAGATATAGATATGGCAGAAGCTGTTATGCGTGTAGAATTAGGTTCTAAGGTGTCAGAGATGAGTTCTAAGGAACTTAAAAGAGATTTACTATTATATGCTAAGAGAAACCCAAGGTTATTCTTAGAATTAGTAAATGATGAAAACGTACAGCTTAGAAACTTTGGTATCAAAGCAACTGAAATGGGTATATTAAAACTATCACCTGATCAAAGAACTTTTTCATGGGGTTCTAATGATAGAAAACTAATGAATGTTCCATTTGATGAACATCCTTATTCAGCTTTGGCTGCTTGGTTTAAAACTGACGAAGGTATGGAGATTTACTCTAATATAGAGAAAAGATTAAATTAACAACAAAATAATATGGTTGCCCTTCGGGGCGACCATTTATTAAAATTAAATTATATGGAAAAGAAATCAAAAGGATTAGGAGACTCAATAGAAAAAATTACAAAAGCAACGGGGATAAAAAAAGTTGTAGACACAGTTAGTAAAGTTGTTAAAAAAGATTGTGGGTGTGGGAAAAGAAAAGACACCTTGAATAGATTATTCCCTTATAATAAATAAAAGAAATTATGGTAAGCGTAGATACAGTATATCAAAAAGTTTTAGCGTTAGCTAATAAAGAACAAAGAGGTTATATAACACCTCAGGATTTTAATCTATTTGCTAACCAAGCACAAATGGAAATATTTGAACAATATTTCTATGACACAAACATTGCTAGAAAAAGCCAAGGCAACGACACGGTTTACGCAGATGTAGATGACATGCTAGAAGAAAAACTTCAAATATTTGAAAGTGTAGATAACGCTGCCACTATTGATACTTACTATCCTAATGTTCCTAATTACGTATATAGGATTCACGAGATAAAGGGGTCGTATGGTAAAGCGGAAATACTAAACACAAAAGATTTTAACACTTGTGTGGATGGTGGTCCTTTATTAAGCCCTAGTGATACTAGACCAGTGGCAAACATTAGAAACAACACAATAAGGTTAATTGCTGGAAACAACCTCGCGGTAGTCCCTAAAGGTATTTACTATTTTAGAGTTCCCACTAAAGTCAATTGGACTTATGTTGTTATAAACAAACAAGCAATGTATGACGCTAACCCCTCAACTCAAGACTTTGAACTTCATCCATCAGAGGAAAATCAACTTATAAATAAAATATTGATGCTAGCTGGATTAGCCAACCAACAACCAGATATAATGAAAGCTGGTCAAGGTATGGATATGGCAACAAAACAACAACAACCTAAAATATAATAAATGGCATTACTAGACAATCAATCTTCCTCCCAATATTATAGCAACGCTGGTATATATGGTGATTATCAGTTTGTTTCACTAGCTGATATTATAACTCAATTTATGTTTATATATGTTGGTGAAGATAAAATTATATCAAAAGCTAGTAGAACAGATGTAGCTTTCCACGCTCAAAGAGGTTTAGCTGAAATGTCATTTGACACCTTTAAATCTACTAAGGCTCTAGAAATAACTGTTCCAGCAACATTACAAATGACGTTACCTCAAGATTACGTTGGTTACGTTAAAGTTAGTTGGGTTGATGGATCTGGAATTAAACATGTTATATATCCTGCTAGTAAGACATCAAATCCTACAAAACCAACACAAGCTTCTGATGGCTCGTATACTTTTAATGGTGTTGATGGTAGCATGTTGACTGATTCTGAATCTACGACTTGGGCAAGTTATAATTCTGCTACGCCATCTGAAAACCAAAACGATTATCAAGATGACGCATACTGGCCATTAGACGGAGAAAGATATGGGTTAGACCCTCAACACGCTCAAGCTAATGGTTCTTTTTATATAGATGAAAACGCAGGAAAAATTCACTTTAGTTCTAATATCTCAGGAAAAACTGTGATCTTAGATTATATAAGTGATAGTCTAGGAACTGAAGATGAAATGAAGGTGCATAAGTTTGCTGAGGAAGCAATGTATAAATGGATTTCTTGTGCTATTTTATCAGGAAAATCAAACATACCTGAATATCAGGTGAACAGATTTAAAAAAGAAAAATTTGCAGCCGTTAGAACTGCAAAGCTAAGATTATCTAATTTAAAACTAGAAGAACTTACTCAAATTTTAAGAGGTAAATCGAAACAAATAAAACACTAGTACATGCCAGAGATCAAGCATAATTTTACCGGTGGTAAAATGAACAAGGATGTCGATCAAAGACTTGTTCCAAAAGGAGAATATAGAGATGCAATGAACATACAGGTTTCAACTTCAGAAGGATCTGACGTTGGTACTGTTCAAAATATATTGGGTAACTCACTAGTGCAAACCCAAGCTCTATTGGATTATAATGATCACGAATGTATTGGCTCTGTATCTGATGAGAAAAACGACGCTTTTTATTGGCTTGTGGCTGAGAAAACTTGGAAGGATCAGATGCAGGCATATTCTACTATTTCTCTTAACCAATCAGTTCATACTAATAGTTCTCCTTTGTTAGATATCATGATAACTAACTTTGCGGCTTTTACGAGTAATCCTCTCTGGATTAAAGAATCTAAATCAATTATACTACAACATAAAGATGATAATATAAACGTTGTGTTTGTAGATAAAGCGTCTGTAACTGTAACTGCCTGGCAAGGGGCTGGAACCGGTAGTGGGGGTCAAAGTCAGTTTGATATGGCTTCTAATGACTATGTTTCTGGAGACACACTTGTAGTGTCATCTGGGTTTTCAAGTTGGGGTACTGGTGGATCTGGTTATACAAACACGACTTCTTACCAACTAGAGGTATATGACGTTTCGAACATACACCCAGGGATGACCGTTAAGGGCCTTGGACTTGATCCTTATTATCATAAACTAATAAATTACTGGGAAAACGCTGTTGTTGTGTCGATAGAAGAAGTTGGTACTTGGGTTGATTCTTTTGGGAAAACACGTATACAAGGTATAGTTCAGTTAAATGTTAATACAGGTGGATTTGCGTGCATGGAGCCTCCTGTGAGTTTTCAAGAATTTGGCTCTGTTCAACCTTCAGCGTGGCAACAAACCTACATAAGCGGAGGCTGTGGATATAAAAATCTAGGTCAATGGATGCCTCTTAGTATGGTAGTTACACATTGGGTTTTTGAAACACAAACTCTTGATTTGGATATTAAATACCCCGTAACAGGAATAAACATTGTTGACGATTTATTATTTTGGACAGACAATAACTCCGAGCCAAAATGTATAAATATAAATGATAGTATAAATGGTACAGATCAAAGTGGTTTAGTCCACACTAACATATTAGTTGAAGATAGGAATATCAGTGCGGATTTAGGAACAGAAGTTGCGGCGCGACAAAAACACGTTACTACTATAAAATCTCCGCCTAAAAACGCTCCAATGTTACGAGTAGGCGTCGCGAGAGATGGTAACTCAAACGGTCTAATATATGGTCTTGATTTACAAGGCGTGGGTGTGGGTCAATCTATTACAGGTGTTGATATAATTTCTCCTTTTGGAGATGGGTTGAACTATCAAGAGGGAGACAGTTTAGCTCTTAAAAACATTGATTCATACAGCGGTGTCGCATCTCCATCAGAGTATTATCCAATTAATGCGGTTGACAGTGAATTGGTTTTAGTTATCACAAGCATTGGGAGCCAGAGTCTGAGTGGGATGTTTAATGTTACGCTTGAGGTTGTAAATTTTGCGCTTATTGGGGCTCAGCTTGGGACTTTAGATTATGCGTGCGACTGGTTGGAAGATACTAAACCTTTATATAGACTTAAATTCCCAAGATTCGCAACAAGATACAAGTATAAAGACAACCAGTACTCTCCTTTCTCTCCTTTTTCTGAAATAGCTTTTCAACCTGGAAATTATTCGTTTAACGCTAGGGTTGGCCATAACTCTGGTATGGAAAATATTATTTCTAGATTAACGTTGTTAGACATAATAACACCTGATATGCCTGAAGATGTTGTTGCTATTGATATTTTGTACAAAGAATCTAACTCGCCAAACATCTATGTGGTAGATACTATTGTAAATATTCCACCGACACTCCCAGCCGATCCTACATCACAATTATTTAATCAACTTACTGATGATTACGGTTATCTTATAACCGCGGAAAGTATTAGTCACACTTTACCGTCAAACCAATTGCTACGCCCTTATGACAATGTTCCAAGAAAAGCCCTCGCGCAAGACGTTACTGGTAATAGGATTGTATACGCTAATTACTTACAAAACTATAGTATTGATAAAAATAAAATTAACCTTAGGTCTTGGGTTACCCCGTATAGTTCCACGGGCGTAAGTAAGAGTTTAAAGTCTTTAAGAGATTATGATATTGGTATTATGTTTGCGGATAAATATGGTAGAGAAACACCTATTATAACTTCGGCTAATTCTAAAATAACAATAGATAAAGACAAGGCTGACGGAAATAATCGTTTTAATATCAAGTGGTACCCGATTGACGGTTATCAACTTCCTTCTTGGGTAGATTCTTATAAGTTTTATATAAAAGAAACGTCTTCTGACTATTATAATCTAGCTATGGATAGATTTTATGATGCTGAGGACGGTAACGTTTGGTTATCGTTTCCATCGTCAGACAGGAACAAAGTGGATGATGAAACGTATTTAATATTAAAAAAAGAACAAGGTTCAGACCAGTTGGCTAAAAACGATTATAGATATAAAATACTAGATATTAGCAACGAGGTGCCAGACTATGTAAAGGTAGACAAGCAAAATGTTGGAAAATTTGTACAAGGAACAGATTCATTTAACGCAACTAACTACGGCAGAGGTTCGCTCGACATAATAGACGTGGATGCTAATGATGATGGTGGTTTATTTATGGATCCTGACAATTACAATAATAAAGTTTACGAAAGCGATGTGTTGATAAACGGATTACCGGGTCATTATAAATTACACTTAATAGGTAGAACACATTTTGATAACACACCGGCTATTGGTAGGTTGAAATTAAGGTCGTTAATATCTAAAGATCACGAAGTAGAGATTAGACTAAGCACTATTAAACCCGTAGGTAGTAGTGAGACTGAACAAGGAAAGTACACTACTAAATGGTATAAGCTACAGGATATTACGTATTACAGACAAGCAGGTTTATTTGAAGATGACGGTGGAAGTGGGCAGTCTCGCGTTAGCGAATTTACATTTCATTTAGCAGAACCTTTTAATAATGACGCGGAGTTCTTTTTTACGGATCAGTCGGGTACTGTTACCGTGCCAACTACTAATGGCGCGCCAGTTTTAGAGATTAGAAAATTAATACCTAGAGAAAATAAAGCTGAGTTTAACGGTAGATTTTTTGTTAAAATACTAAAAGATATTAGTTTCTATGAACAAGTATTATCTAACACTGGAACAGAACAATTAGTATCTAGCTTGAACCACGATTTTGGGTACGTAAAAGATTATAGCCAAGAGGATATTGGTGGTTTAACAGCGACCGAAACTCAAGCTAATTTCTATGACGCGATGAGTGGGTCTACTCCAACAATGGGTGGTATTATGGCGCAAATCAGTGCTTTACCCCACTCGTGGGCGGCGGCTAGGTATACTGGTGGAGGCACTATGGACGGTGTGCCTATTCCAACTAAATCTTATTATCACCCCAAAACATGGGGATACATATTAAGAAAGACACATGGTTCCAACGCTAACGGATGGTTTATTGACGAGGCTTTTGCAACCGCAGTTGATGGTATTGATAGTTTGGGAATAAGTGCTGAGTGGGGAGAAGATGGAAAACAATCAAGAACCGATATATTAGAAAGAAACCAACAATCTCTTTTTGGAGGTTGGAACTCTGCTTCAGCACCACAAATTACATTGGATTATAACGCGGGTGTTGACACGGATATGGAAACGCTTTATAACTTCCCTTATTACGAAAACATTTTAACAGAACTTACTGGTTGTGTGCCTCAAGATGACAACACTAGTTACAGCACCCCTGGCGTTTGTGGTGATAACCGCTACCCGACCATAGATATTCCGCTATTAAATCACGGTTCAAACCTTAGTGCATATCAATATTTTCACTTGGGTAATGGGGCTGGGGCCAACACGGGTCGTAGTAACAGGTTGGATTTGTCGTTTATTGGTGGTATACATGATGAGTGGAAGACTAAGGGTAAGTTGCAACCAGCTACATGGATCAACTTTTTTGATCAATTACACATGAGGTATAATCTTCCAGATGACTACTGGGATGTGTGGGAGCAGCTTGTGGTTGGAAATAAGTTTAAATTTGCTGATGATCCAACAGATGAAGTTTTTACAATTGTAAGTGTGTCTGTGTCGCTTAAAAATAATTATTCAGAAGGTTATTATGACGACACTTATCCAGGTGCTTCAGACCTAAGTGGCTATCAAAGTAATTACCCACATAGCGCGAGTACAAACATTAACCACAGTAGCGCTTACACTAACAACGCAAACCATAGGATTACGTGGAGCTTAGAGCTTGACAAAAACATTGGAGACAGTGGTTTTACTCCAACTATTGGTAATGCTGTCGGGATTCCTGGATATGCTGGAGTTTGGGACACGCCTGGTATAAACACAAATCTTTCCAGAATAATATTTTTAGAAGCAAAAATGGTTTTTGATGGTTTTGGTGTTGATTCATCAATCGATCCATCTATATGGGAGACGGAGCCAAAAGAATCTACGGATCTAGACGTGTATTACGAGGCTAGCAGAACTTATCAGCTTAGTATTAGTAAGGAAAACGCGTTAACAACAATACCAGTTGGTTCTATTGTTAGTTCCACAACTTCAACTGGAACTGTGGATCCAGGAACAATAGTTGTTGATTGGCAAAGTAGACAGATAGGTCCAAATATAGTTATTGTAACAAACAAACCGTTAACATATAACAATGGTTACAATTTAATGTTTACGTTGCAAGACGGTTCTGAAGTGCAAGTAGAATATTGGACAAGCGCTTCTACAGCAACTTATCCTGATGCTGACGCTTCAAATCCTTTAAATACCTCTGGTAGTTTAGATTACTACCAATATTACGTAAAACCGTTTTTGTTAGGTTTACCAAAAGGATTGTCTTGGAGTAATTGTTATTCTTTTAACAATGGTGTAGAATCAAATAGAATAAGAGATGATTTTAACGCTGTTAAAATTGATAATGGAGCAACAGTGTCCACGATTCTTGATGAGCCGTATGAAGAGGAACGTAGAAAATATGGTTTAATATATTCTGGTATATATAATTCCACTAGCGGTGTAAACAACTTTAATCAATTTATAGCTGCTGAAAAAATTACAAAAGATATAAACCCTATTTACGGTAGTATACAAAAACTACATAGTGGATGGGGACAGGGTGGAGATTTAGTAGCGCTTTGTGAAGATAGAGTATTAAAAATATTAGCAAATAAAGACGCTTTATTCAACGCTGATGGAAATACAAATGTAACTTCAACAAACAATGTTTTAGGTCAAGCTATCCCTTATTCTGGTGAGTATGGTATATCTAAAAACCCAGAATCATTTGCATCGGAAGCTTATAGAATTTACTTCACCGATAAAGTTAGAGGTACTGTTATGAGGTTGTCTATGGACGGATTAACACCTATATCAAATCACGGTATGAAAGATTGGTTTAGAGATCACCTAAAACTAGGTGATAAACTAATTGGTAGTTATGACGATAAAAAAGATGAATATAATGTTACTATAAAAGGTGATACTATTGCTAAAACAGTTACATTTAAAGAAGATGTAAAAGGTTGGGTGAGTTTCAAATCATTTACACCTGAAAATGCTATTAGCTGTGCTAATGAATATTACACGTTTAAAGATGGTAATATATGGAAACACCACGATGAGTTTGTTAATAGAAATACTTTTTATGATCAAGATCTTGTGCCATCAACTTTAGAGGTTGTATTTAACGAGGTTCCTGGAAGTGTAAAATCTTTTAAAACTGTAAACTACGAGGGTTCACAAGCTAAAGTAACAAAAGAAACTGGTGATAACGAATATTTTAATCTAGCAGATGTAGAAGGTTGGCATGTTACTAACGTTATTACTAATTTAGAACAAGGTGGTATAACTGAGTTTATAAATAAAGAAGGTAAGTGGTTTGGGTATGTTACAGGTAACGATGTTACTATAAACCCTACTGGTAACGTGTCAGGTAACTATGATACTGAAGATTCTAGTATACAAGGTATAGGTAGAACTGCTGGTACAACAACTAGTGTTGTATTCGGTTGTATGGACAATACAATGTTTAACTATAATGACGCTGCTACTAATGATGATGGTTCTTGTATTGATTTTAACCATGGGTGTACAGATGCTAGCGCTGATAACTACCTTCCAAGTGCTAATACAGACGATGGAACTTGTTATTGGTTAGGTTGTACAACAGGACCTCTCGCTGTTTGGTCTCAAGAAGCGGCGGGTGGATCGATGAACTTTGACTCTAACGCAACTGTTGATGATGGTAGTTGTATCCCAGCTGTTTGGGGATGTACTATTTCAGGTAATTGGAATTATAACCCATCAGCAAACTTTGGTTCAGGAATTTTAAGTGACGGTACTTCTTGTGGATACGCTGATTGTATGTGTATTCCTATAATACCTGGTTGTACTGATACAACTGCTGATAACTACATTACGCCTGTTGACGAGATGACAGATGTTAATTATGACGATGGAAGTTGTGAATATTTAGGATGTACTGATCCTATAGCTACAAACTATAGCTTTACAGGTAGTTCACCGGTTGTTGATGGTCCTAATGGAAATTTAACTTATCTAAATGGTACTGCGGTTGATGATGGCCTATGCACTTACATTGGTGGTTGTATGGACGCTACAGCATGTAACTATGATGCATCAGCTACGGTTGACAACGGTTTGTGTAATTATTGTGGAGACACAGATGTTAGTACAATCAACAACGATGGCGCAGACCCAAGTTGTACAACTGGTTGTGAGTATTGTTATGGACCTACAAACCTTCAAATAATCTCTCAAACAACAGCTGATGCTGGAATGAGTAATGGAGAGGTTGTTATAGAGTGGACAGAGTCCACTTCCCCAACGATAAACTACTATCAATTAGGTTATCTAGGAAATATTGTTGATATCCTTGATTCAGGAACTGGTACAGGAACATATACAATAACTGGTTTACCCGCTGGGACTCTTACAATAACGTTAAGTGGTCTTTGCGACATGACTGGCTTATACGCTGGTAATTTAGCTCTTGGATCTACAGTTAGCACAAGTGTAACAATTACGTCAACTCCAATACCCGGTTGTACAGATGGCACTGGAGCAAATAATAACGTTGGTGGAACTTGGGGCGCTTGTAATTATGATCCTATTGCAACAGTAGATGATGGTACTTGTGAATACGCAACATGTACTGGTTGTAACGATAATACGTTCTTAGAATTTTGTGGTGATTGTTGGGATGCTGTTAATCAAGTTGTTGTAGTTGGTGGTGGAAGTACTTGGGTTGCTGATACAATTCCTACTAGTTGTTTGACTCTTATAGTTCCTGGATGTATGGACGTAACTGCGATAAATTTTGATCCTGCTGCGACCGTAGATGATGGTTCTTGTATTACTGCTATTCCAGGTTGTATGGATGATACGTTAAACAACGATGGAACTTATGCGGCTTCAAATTACAATGCACTTGCTAATGTAGATGATGGTTCTTGTAATCCTTACAACTGCCCAACAATAGAAATTACACAAAGTTCTACTAACACCACTTTTAAAATAAACACATATAACACCCCGTATCCTAACACCTCCGCCTATTGGAATGGGTCAGGTACAAACGCTACTATTGATGGTAATAATGTAACACTAAACCCTTGGAGTAGTGGAATGAGTGGTAATACCGTTATTGGGGTTAAAACAAGTGAGCCAACAATGAACTACGTTGCGGTTGTATCTCCTCCTTCTACTACCGTTGATATAGTATTTAACGTTATAACAGTTGATGGTAATTGTTCTATAACAGAAACGCAAACATTTACTATTGGTTGTGCTGATAGTGCGGCTACTAATGCCACTGGTTTTGATATATCGGACAACACACAGTGTACATATTCAGGATGTATTGATGCTACGGCGTGTAATTTCAACGCAGGAGCGACTATAGATGATGGTTCTTGTACTTATGGTGGATGTACAGATCCAACTGCTTCAAATTATGATGCAGCTGCTGGTTGTGATGATGGTTCTTGTGTTATCGCTGGTTGTATGGACGCTACATTAAATGCTGATGGATTTGGTTTATACGCAGCGGATAATTATGATCCTGACGCTACCACACCTTGTAACGATGGGACTAATGATAACAGTTGTTGTACTTACACTGGAACGCCGCTTGTGAGCGAACTACAAGGATTCGGTTTTGGGGGAAGCACCGCTTACCAACGTATTAGAGCTACTGGAGACAACTATGGTACAGCTTACAACTCAGCTTTAGTTACATCTATAGATCTTGGCGTTGGAACTAACACGGCTACTATTACTAATCCAGGAATTGAGATCGATCCATCTCAGAGTGGAGTGACTTGGAGTGGTGGTACGCAAGCATTCTCGGGTCTTGTTCAGCAAAATGAGTGGGCACCACATGTTGATATTAATGGAGCTTATGGCGTTGCAAGTGGTGATTTAACTATAACGTATCATGCTGATTGGTCAGGACCAATAATTAATCCTTCTATGAACGATGTAATAACGACTAGTACTTCAAATACTTTCGTGCTCTCAGCGGGTTGTAAAACGGATGCTTCAGCTATGAACTATAACCCAAATTTAGACCTTCAGATTGATGGTAGTTGTATAGCTCCTAACCCAGGATGTATGGATGCTACGGCAACTAACTATGATGCTGCATTTAATCAAGATTGTACTTTTGATGGTAGTACAAACCCTAACGATTGCTGTTGTTATACTTGTGATGAACCTACTTTTGATGCAACTAATCCTGTTGTTGTTAACACTTGGAATGATCCAATCACCCCTACATACGCAACACAAATTACATTTAACTTTGCTTCGGTGGATACAGCTACCTCTTACGCAATTTTAATAGACAATGGAGCATCTCCTCCTGGATTCATCTCTATTGTTTCACCTACTATAAATAGCGGTCTTGCTTCCTACACTTACAACACTAATTTTAACTACTTCCTAAACGAAAGTACTTACGATTTTCAAGTAATAGCAGTTTGTGAGAACAACGATGGTGATTCTTGTGGAAATTCTGAGTCAGCTACAATAACTATTACACTAAACGATTAAATATGGCATACGTACAAACATTAAATTTTGATCACGATATAAATACCTCTCTACAAGTTGGAGATCAGGTTTACATGACGAGCACATCGGATTTCGGTGGTTTTCAACAGAATTCTAGCGCAGTACCGATACATATCGGTCAAGTTCATAGTATTATTTCTTCTACAGAGATAGAGGTTTATAGTGAATATGTTGATAGTTTTGGTGATCCTTTGCCTTACAACCTATTAGATCCAGATGGAGGTGATTATATATCCTTCTCTAAAAATAGAGTTGTAAATAACAACGATTTACTAGGGTACTATGCTTCTGTTCATTTTGTAAACAATTCAACTACAGACGCTAAATTATGGTCGGTAGGAAGTGGTGTAACTGAAAACAGTAAATAATAAATAATAACTATGTCATATCATAACGGACTTAATAAAGCAGGGCTAAGCAAAAGAAACGCTCAAGGACAAATAGCTCCTCCTGGATATCATTATATGCCAGATGGTAGTTTAATGCTTGATTCCGAAATGCCAATACAGGGAAAGGTTATCAGGTCTTTTGACTTAGATTTATCAGACTTACCAGCTACTAGTGAACGTAGACGTTTTACTATATCTGGAGATAAAGGAGCAGAGTTTAAATTAGAAATTAAAGATAATACCACTGGATATTACTACAACTTCGTGACAAATGCTTTTCAAGCTGATGCCTCAAATTTAGAAGAGAAAATATCTAGCAACTCGTATAGTGGAAGTATAACTTTCCCAGCGGTAACAGGTGGTGATGATCAATATGATATTTATCTTTATGCACAACCAGGTACAGAACATGCTGCTTATAGAGAAGTTAGATTTGGAGACGGTTCATTAGATATTAATAATTCTACGGGGTCTAGTTCTCTAGTGATGCAAAAAGTTATATATCAGTATGATGCTTTAACGTTGACTTTACAGGGTTATTCACCTAATAGTACAGTTGCTGGAACTATGGCAACAGACACTATTTCTATTAATAGAGGTAAACCTCAAGCTAAAACAGCTTTTAGTTTTACAACAACCGCCGCAACGACAGCTGCTTATAGAGTTTTAAAGCAACCAGTGGAAAGTGATGTTATAGCTTTTATAGAACCGGTAATTGGAGCCGCTCCAATAGATTTACCAGGAGAAAACATCTACCCAACTGTGACAGCTCATGATAATACCAACGCTGTTATGTCGAGTACCACTACGGTTACAATGACTCAAACAATTGAGGATTTGGAAATTAAAGTTGGTGATAAAGTTATACAAGCAACAGGTCCATATTTTGCTAATTTAGTTACTGTTGTTGCTATCACTGGTGGTGGACTTAACGCGTACCAATTCACAGCTTCAGAAGCCGTGTCAATTGGGAGTGGTGTTAGACTAAACTTTTACAATCAAATGAATTATAGTTGGCCTATAACTAAGGCTAATTTAATAAAACCAGGCATGATAGTTGTACCAAATACTGATGTTACAGCGGATACCGTGGTTGGTGCATACGAAGATAAGATAACAATATTTGAAGGTACTAAAGATGAAAAAGTAATTATCCAAAATGCAAGACCAGCTATAAGTACAGTTGGTAAAACCCCAACAATAGTAAAAGGATTAATAACAGCTCAAGACGGTGAAGTTGTTTTTGACAAACAACAAGCTCTAGCCCTAGCTGGAGATACTTTGAAACTTGGTGGTTATGGAGAAAATGAAATATCAAGAGTTTATGGTTGGGAAGTTAGGTTTACAGATCTAGCTATCGCTTTAACCGCGCCCACAACTACAACATCTGGAGCTGTTAGTGCTAGCGCTACAATAGGTGTAGCTAGTAAAGAGGGTATTATCAATAATGTTTCTAGAATTGGTGGGATAGGTATTAATTCAAAACTACAAAATCCACTTATAACAGCTGGTGGAGGTGCTACTGGTAGTGGTAATTTAACAGCTGATGCTGCTCAAACGTTAGAAAGTGGTGTTACATTAACTGTAGAAAATACAAGTAGAATTGCAACTATAACTGGTAATATACAAATTGTAAAAGCAGGTACCGCAAGTCAAACATTAAGATTCGATGTTGAGAAACTGCTTTCTACATCAGCTCCATAGTAAAAAAACCGGCAAAACTGTGACTATTATAGGTATAAATTAAATTAAATTATGTCTAAAAATGAGTTGCAAAAAATATTTGACAATACTCCGGCTAAATCCTATAAAGATAAGGTAAAGCAAATTGAGGATTACTTCGTGAGTATTGCTGATGGAGAGAACATTATAGGTACTGGGAAAGAAATAATATATCCAGAGCATCTGTGGGAATATAAGCATTCTTTTGCTGATGGGGTTTATATTAGAGAGATGAGAATGAAGAAGGGTCAACTGGGTTTTTCAGCAATACATAAACACAGTTATGGATTCTTCTTACTATCAGGAATACTAGCATCGTCAAAAGAAGATGGTGTTGAAGAGTTTATAGCACCGTGTTATATTATATCACCACAAGGAGCAAAAAGAATTGTGTACGCGGTAGAAGATTGTGTTATAACAACTGTACATGCAAATCCCACTAATACAGAGGATTTAGATGAATTAGCAAAAATAAACGTAGTGTTCAATTGGGATGAGTACGAAGAATATTTAAAAGAAAATAAATTATGATAAATTTAACAGGCATAATGTCACCAAATAACCACATGGATAGAACATGGGGCGCAATTGTCGTTGGTGCTATTGGAGCTGGCGTTAGCATATATAATGCTAGTAAAAACAGAGGTATCGCTGAAGATGCTGCGGCAGATGCTGATGCACAACGTCAAAAGGAACAAGCTGCTTTAAACAAACAAAAAGCCGAATATAAACGTATGAAGTTTACAAATCCATTTGCTAACATGGAAAACGTGTACGAAGATCTAACTGTCAACCAACAACAAGCTCAATTTCAAGCGCAACAAGGTTCTCAGCAGAGAGCTAACATAATGCAGAATATGAAAGGCGCTGCAGGTGGTAGTGGTAT